TACTATCCCCGATAACATCATCTACTATCAGTAATGGAATTTATTCAGCTCAATAAATACGAAGAGAGGAGTTACCGCGAAACCCCAAACCGAGGGGGCTTCGTGAATTACGGGGATGACAACCTCTTCCCGCAATACCTCGTGGATCTCTTTCATTCTTCGGCTACGCATAACGCCCTCTCGACGACTATCGCCATGATGATTTTCGGGGAGGGTTTCGATGCTTCCGACCTCGATGGGCGGCTCGCTTTCGACCAGTGGAATTTGAATGACGAACTCCGGAAGGCGTGTCTCGATTTCAAGATACAAGGCGGCTTCGCTCTCGAAATTAACTGGAGTATCGACCGGACGACAATCGCCAACGTCTCGCATTTGCCCTTTGAAAATATCCGTTCGGGATTCGTAAACGAAGAGGAGAAAGTCGAGTACTATTACTACTCGAAGGATTGGGAAGACAAGCGAGAAGAGCCGGTCGAAATATGCGCGTTTAACGTAGAAAAGAAGATTGACCACCCGACGCAAATCCTGTACGTGAAGCCCTTTTCTCCGGGTTCGTTTTATTATCCGAAACCGGATTACGTAGGTTCAATCAACTATATAGAGCTGGACAAAGAAATCTCCGTTTATCATATCAACAATATCAAGAACGGCATGAGTCCTTCGTTCTCGATTCACTTCAAAAACGGTATCCCACCGGAAGAAGAGCGGAATCGTATTCGAATGGATATCGAGAGGCAGTTAAGCGGGGCAAGCAACGCGGGGAAGTTCATCGTTACATATTCCGACGATCCCGACCGGAAGCCCGACTTCGAGCCGTTTCAACTTTCCGACGCACATAACCAGTACCAGTTCCTTTCGGAAGAAGTTACCGCGAAGATCATGGTCGGCCACCGCGTTACGTCTCCTCAGATGTTCGGGGTAGCTGTACCGGGTAAGTTGGGCGGCGGGGGAGAATTGGCTGAGGCTTCAGAACTCTTTGAACGCAACGTTATTGCCCCGGCGCGGCAAGTAGTTACCGAAGCCGTGAAGACGCTCTTAAACGCTTCGGGATTGGGTTCTCAGTTGATTACGCTCTCAAGCGAAGAAGTCAACCTCGACGGCTGTATGAATTACCTCGAGGAGGTAGGCGAAGACATAGGGGAAGAATGGGAACTCATCGACGAGGTAGAAGTGGACTACGACCTCGAGACAGCGCGCGATGCGATGTGGGCATTTGCTCGCGTTCCAAGTTCGAAACCTCAAGCGGCTTCCGAACAAGATACCGAGATTATCAAAGTACGTTATGCCTACGCTCCCGAAACAACTTCAAACGACTCTCGCGAGTTCTGTAAGAAGATGGTTTCTTCGAAGCGCGTATACCGAAAAGAAGACATCGAAGCGGCTTCGGGACGCGCTGTGAACCCCGGGTTCGGCCCGAATGGTTCGGATACATACGACCTCTTTTTGTTCAAAGGCGGGCCTCGATGCCACCATTTCTGGAAGCGACAAACTTACCTGCGGAAGAACAACAAGAAGATTTCCGTCAATCAAGCTAAGAAACTCATCCAAGAGGCGGGAGTTGGCGCAAAGCGACTCCAAGAAAACGATCGCCGCGTAGCTACCCGTCCCACCGATATGCCGAACCAAGGCTTTTTAAACCCCCGATAAATGGCACTCACCGCAGAAGTACTCTTTGTGAATCCGGACTATATTAAGCGGATCACCAACATAAACGGAAGCATTGAAGACGCTTACCTCGTGCCTTCGATTATCCTCGCACAAGACAAGTACCTTCAACTCTATTTGGGGACTGACCTCCTCAACAAGTTGAAGAGCGACGTTTCCGGGGGTACGCTCGCCGGCGATTACGCTACGCTTATGGATTCATACGTTCGGAAAGCGTGCCTTTGGTGGACTATGGTCGAACTCATCCCTTCGCTTTACGTGAAGATGGATAACGGGTCGCTGGTAATTCGAACCTCAGAAGATACGACCGCTATATCTCAAGCCGACCTTCATCGAGAGGTAGAACGCGCCCGCCAAAACGCGCAGTTCTATACCTTCCGGCTGTACGATTACCTCTGTAACAACTCGTCTTTGTTCCCTGAATACACTTCCAACACGGGGGCGGATATGTTGCCACAACCGGCGGACTATTACCAGAGTGGTATGAGCATCTCCGGCAATAGCCGATACCCACGCCTCGTCGATTTAAGAGCCTTCTTTGGATGAGGAAAAACAGAAAAGAGAATATTACCCTATTGAAAAAATTCCTCGATGAACTCGACCGAAATAGTACTCGTAATTCTTCCAAGCCTTCTCGGGATTCTCGGGGTATGGGTAAACATGAACCGTGAACTTGAGAAATTGAAGGGGCGTATTATCCGCGTAGAATCCGACAAGGACGAATTAAAGCAAATGATGAAGGAAGTAATTGAGGCCGTGCATAAAATCGAATTGATGCTCGCGAAACGATGAGGTACTTCACTTTTGACGAATTCGATTCTCCCGACAAGCCGCGAAGCGGTAAGATGATGGATGCCGACTTCCTTTCGATGTTGGACGAAGCGAGAGATTGTGCGGGGATTCCGTTCGTTATCTCCAAAGGCGGCGGCTTTCGTACGGTCGAATACAATCAACATTTGATTGAGCAAGGTTACCCGGCTTCGCGGAATTCTTCGCACCTCTTAGGGCTTGCCGCCGACATCTACTGTACCGATTCCCGTTCTCGTTATATCATTATGGAAGCCCTCGCCGAAGTGGGTTTCAATCGAATAGGGGTCGCTCCTGCGTTCCTTCATGTGGATCTCGATTTAAACAAGCCTCAACACCGAATCTGGGTTTACTAAATGCCTCGCCCTCGACTCACTCCGCGCCAATTTAAGGCGGTTAAACACCTTCAAAAGAAAGAGCGGAGAATCCTTGTCGTAGGGGATTTACACTGCCCCTTTGAACTCGACGGGTATCTCGACTTTTGTTTGGAAACCTACGAAGCTCACTACTGTAACCAAGTAATTTTTATCGGGGATATCATAGATAACCATTACTCCAGTTATCACGAGACCGACCCAAACGGCATGAGCGGAGGGTACGAACTCAAACAAGCCATTCAACACGTAGCGGATTGGGCGGAAGCCTTCCCGGTGGCCGACGTAATAATCGGGAATCACGATCGACTCATAATGCGAAAGGCGTTCTCTTCTTCCGTCCCTCGGGAATGGATAAAGGACTACAACGAAGTTTTGGGTACTTCGTGGAATTGGGTCGAAAGGATTGAATACGACGGCGTGCAATACGTCCACGGCGAAGGAGGTACGGCACGAACGAAAGCGAAGAACGACTTTCAATCAACCGTTCAAGGCCATATTCATACGCAAGCCTACGTTGAGTGGATGGTCGGGAATAACTTCAAGCTCTTCGGGATGCAAGTCGGCGCGGGCGTGGATCGCAACAGCTACGCCGCCGCATACGCGAAGCACTTCAAAAAGCAAGCTATCGGGTGCGGCGTGGTAATTGGCGGACATACCGCCTTTAATGTATTAATGGAACTATGAAACTAAAAGAAACGAAACTCGGGAAATGGTTCAGGGACAAAAGCCCCGACGTACTTGAAGCGATTGGGGAACTCGTCCCCGGGGGAGAAGTCTTGAAAGCCCTCGGGGTTTTAATTGACAAGACCACCGAATCGGAAGCGGAGAAAGAAGAAGCGCGGTTCATGCTTCAAGAATTGGAGAACGCGGATAGGGCAAGCGCACGAAATAGAGAGGTAGAAGTTACGAAGGCATTAGGCAAGCGAGACTATATGCAAATGTTCGTGGGGGTCTCTGCTATGGTTATCGGTATTGCGCTCGTTATTTGGGCTAAAAACGGCGTGGAGGATAAAGAAATCTTCTTCCATATCCTCGGGTTCGCAGAGGGTACGCTCGTGGGGCAGGTGGTGAATTATTATTTTGGGAGTTCTCAGAAATAGGGGTATATTCGTCGGCAGGTTATTGCATCAGATTTTCGTTTGTTGTTTAAGCAAAGGAGGGGATCCAAAGGGGTTCCCTCTTTTTTTGTGTTTTTTCCTAAAAATATTTTGGAGAATGAAATTAATTGCGTAATATTGCTCCATGAACAACAAACAAATGCAACAATTAGAATCAATACACCTTGACCTCATCGATTCGCTTACGCTTGAGGTTTATTTCCGCCGAATGCCCAACGACCAAGAAAGGCTTGAAGGCTTTTTGAAGGGCTGCGAGTTGAGGGATTGCGTCCCTATCACTATTGAACGGGTGTTTCTCTGTAAACCGGGAGCGAGTAAAATCGACATTAGCGAGATTCACGCTTCAGGTTACCTCGATATTGATATGAAGAAAATCCAATACGACCTCGAAAACAGCATACTATGAAAGAGATTAGAGAAGACGTCCTCAAGATGTGGGATTGGGCAGAAGGTGAGTTTGATCCCGAAGAAGTCCACCGCCTGAAAACAGAAGTACAATTCGCAATCAATAACCTAAACCGATACATAAACAATGAATTCAAACGA